TCAAGTCTTCAACACCATCATCATGTCGTGGTGCCCTTAGGGATGTCCTTAAACTCATGATGAATACAGATGAGAAGGAGGTGCAGCGTTTTGTCAAACAGTTTGAGAAAAAGTTTAAGTCACTACCTACAGATGAGATTGCATTTCCTAGGTCATGCAACAACTTACAAAAATATCACCACCCTAAGAAGTTGTATGGAGCACATTGCCCCATTCATGTCCGAGGTGTGCTATTATATAATAACTCTATCAAAGAGCAGAAACTTACACACAAGTATCCCCTCGTAAAGGAGGGTGAAAAGATCAAGTATGTCTTCCTTAAGACACCTAATAAACTTGGTCGTCATGGGGAGAAGGGTGACTTCCAAAACGTCATCTCTTTCTTTAGGACTCTACCTCCCGAGTTTAAACTCGAGGATTATATTGATTATGATATGCAATTTAATAAAGCATTTCTTGATCCACTTACCGTTATCCTTGATCAGATCGGATGGTCTGCAAGGAGACGTGCAACACTAGAAGCAATGTTTGGTTAATTATGACAAGTAGTTTTTTTACTGAAATCGTAAAGGAGATTGATAATGAATATGCAGCAGTTGCCAGTGATGGTATCTCTGCAGGTGACATTACTCAGTATGTTGATACTGGATCTTATATACTCAATGGTTTATTGAGTGGCAGTATCTTTGGTGGTCTACCTTCTAATAAGATCACAGCACTAGCAGGTGAAAGCAGCACAGGTAAAACATTCTTTGCCTTGAGTGTTGTCCGTCACTTCCTAGAGACTGACCCTGATGCAGGTGTCATCTATTTTGAGTCTGAATCTGCTATCAGTAAGCAAATGATTGAGTCTCGTGGTATTGACTCTAGACGTATGATCATTGTCCCTGTTACAACAGTGCAAGAGTTTCGCACACAGGCAGTCAAGATTGTAGATAAATATCTGAAGCAAAAAGATGATCGCAAACCTCTTATGTTTGTGTTGGATTCTTTGGGTATGCTGTCTACCTCAAAAGAGATTGAGGATACTGAAGCGGGTAAAGAAACTCGTGACATGACAAGAGCACAAATTTTAAAAGGTGCATTCAGAGTATTGACATTGAAGCTAGGTCTTGCTAATGTACCTATGATCGTGACAAATCATACTTATGATGTTGTTGGATCATACATCCCCACAAAAGAGATGGGTGGTGGTAGTGGATTGAAATATGCTGCTTCAACTATAGTATATCTTTCTAAAAAGAAAGAGAAAGACGGCACTGATGTCGTTGGAAATATTATTAAAGTCAAGGCAGCAAAGTCAAGACTTACTAAAGAAAACGCACAGGTAGAAACGAGGTTATTCTATGACGAACGAGGTCTTGACAAATATTACGGACTACTGGAGTTGGGTGAAAAGTATGGAGTCTTCGAGCGGGTTGGGAATCGTTATCGCATTGGCGAGTCTAGCGTATATCCTAAATCAATCCTTGCCGATCCAGAAAAGTATTTCACCAAAGAAGTAATGCAAGCACTAGACGAGAGTGCACAAAAAGAATTCAAGTATGGAGAGTAATCTAAAGGACTTTATCAGAGTATATGACAATGTGCTCGACCTAAACGTATGCAATAATGCTATCAAACTCTTTGAAGAGAATGAAGAAGCACAAGATCGTTGGGAGCAGTCACACAAACCTCAATTCACACAGATGAATGTCACCCTTCTCGCTGAGAAGGATGGTAACAAGGCATGGGGTGTCATACAAAATGAATTAATAAAGTCTATTCAATCAACATCTGAATTATACATGCGTGATACAGCATGCTCACCATTCTGGCCACCCAAGAATAGTATTGAGCAGATCCGTATGAAAAAGTATTCGGTTGACACTGAAGATCGATTTGATATTCACATTGATGTGGGTGACTATGCTACAGCACGTCGCTTCCTTGTTATGTTTTTCTATCTTAATACTGTAGAAGAGGGAGGTGAAACATCATTCCCTAATCTAGAGATGAAGATCAAACCTAAACAGGGTAGTGTGTTATGCTTCCCTCCTCTATGGATGTATCCTCATCTCGGTGAGCAACCTATTAGTAATGACAAGTACATTATAGGCACCTACTTACACTATCAATAATGCCAGGTATAGAAGAAATTGTAATTAGTAATCTGATTCTTAATGCAGATTACATGAGAAAGGTCTTACCTTTTATTAAGGAAGAATACTTTGAAGATATATCACAAAAGGTGGTATTTAATGAGGTATCTACCTTTATCTCTGACTATGACAACATTCCTGAGCCTAATGCTATCGCTCTAGAAGTTGAGAAACGTAAAGATTTAACAGAGGATGCTGTTAATACGGTGTTAGATATACTTAGAGGACTAGATAAGACAGAATACAACGAAGAATGGTTACTTGATACCACAGAGAAGTGGTGCAAGGAGAGAGCGATATATAATGCTCTTATGGAGTCCGTCCAGATCGCTGATGGTCAAGATAAGACTCGTAATCAAGAAGCAATTCCGACCATCATGTCGGACGCACTTAGTGTGTGCTTTGATGACCACGTTGGACATGACTACATTGAGGATTCAGAGTCAAGATATGACTTCTATCACAGAAAGGAAGAAAAGATCCCATTTGATCTCGAGTTTCTTAACAAAATCACAAAAGGTGGTTTACCTAATAAGACTCTTAATATCGCACTCGCTGGTACTGGTGTCGGGAAGTCTTTATTCATGTGCCACATGGCTAGTGCCTCGCTCTTGCAGGGCAGGAACGTACTCTACATTACACTTGAAATGGCAGAGGAGAAAATTGCTGAGCGAATTGATGCCAACCTCCTCGACATCCCTATCCAAACACTAAGCGATCCTTTATTCAGTAAAGGAAAGTATCAGTCTAAGATAGAAGGATTGTCACAGAAGACACAGGGTCGTCTTGTCATTAAAGAATACCCTACAGCGTCAGCACATGTTGGACATTTCAAGTCACTACTCAATGAGTTGTCACTTAAGAAAGGTTTCCATCCCGATATTATCTTTGTAGACTATCTAAACATATGTGCGTCTTCAAGATACAAGAATAACATAGTAAATTCGTATACCTATGTCAAAGCAATCGCAGAAGAATTACGAGGACTGGCAGGAGAATTCAACGTACCCATCGTCTCCGCTACACAGACAACGAGGTCTGGTTATGGGAGCAGTGATGTCGAGCTTACCGATACTAGTGAGTCTTTCGGTCTACCTGCTACTGCTGATCTTATGTTTGCACTTATTGCTACCGAAGATCTAGAAGCCATGAATCAAATCATGGTCAAGCAGTTAAAGAATAGATACAATGACCCTACAGTTAATAAGAGATTCGTTTTGGGTATTGACAGAGCGAAGATGAGGCTGTATGATTGTGAGCAGAGTGCTCAAGATAATATTCTTGATAGCAATCAAGAAGAATTTACAACTGATACCAAATCTAAATTCCAAGGTTTTAAAATATGAAGGTTAATCCTGGCGGTTTCGCTCCTGCACCTGATACAGGTGGTGGTGACGACATCCAAGACAAAGCAGAAAAGTTTTCTAATGCAGCAACTGATGCTGCTGAGAATTTTGAGCAGGCAGCAAAAGACGCTGCAGCACAGGCACCTAAAGATGCTAAAGAAGTTGCTAACGATCCACGTTTCAACAGTGCATACAAGACCAAGCAAAAGGTCAGAAAGAAAATGGCAGACGCAGAGGAATCTGGTCAACCAACAGAAATTAAAATTGACTTCGATCGCTACGCTGACTTTGTGAATCAAACATGCTCTAATCCTAGTAAGGACTATGCTATATTCAGACAACGCATGGATGAGTTGGAAGCAAACGGTTGTAAGATTCACCGTCTAGACACTGCTGCATCTGGTATGTCTGCAGAAGGTGGTGAGTTTATGGAGATCGTAAAGAAATTAAAATACCAAGGCAAACCTTGGAATGAAGATACAAAGGATCATCTTATTAAAGAGTTGGGTGATGTATTGTGGTATGCACAGAATGCATGTGCTGCACTAGACATCCGTATGGATGAAGTAATCTATATCAACACACTTAAACTAGCAGCACGCTATCCTAAGATGAAGTTTGATGAATACTATTCAGAGAATAGAAAACCAGGCGATATCTAAATGAAGGTCATTGATAATTTTATAGACGATTATCAACAAGACGAAATTCATAATCTCTTGTTGGGTAACGAATTTCCGTGGTCATACTGTCGTAGAATAGTGTCAAGTGATCCTGACTCACGATCACAGATGGTGCACATGTTTTACAACAATGGATTCCCACAGTCTGAGTATGTACAAGACCGTGCTATGATGCCACTGCTAGTAGAATTAGATGCGTGTGCACTAATTAAAATTAAAGCAAACTTGCAACTAAAAACAGACTTCCCCTCGTCATCAAAGACACACTTAGATCATACATTCCCCAATGCAATGACTGCAATTTACTATGTAAATAGTAACGATGGTTATACAATGGTGGGAGATCAAAAAGTAGAGTCTGTTAAAGGTAGAGCAGTTATATTCCCATCCTCCACTATACACTTTGGCACATCATCCACTCAGGATAGATGTGTAATTAACTTTAATTATTTTCCCCAAAAATGATTTGGAAGATATGGAAGTATGCACTCGGTAGTTTTGCTGATGAAAAAACGAAAGACTATGATAATTATGTGGTCATTGTACGATCTATTATCTTTGTTAGTTATCTCGTCACTAATTGTTTTATTGTCAGCGGGGTAATTCGCCACTGGAATAATAGATCTGAGTGCGATAAATATAGTTATGGCACGCAAGAAAGACAACGAGCCTCTACTGGACGGAGAGGGCAACTCGGCTAGACCGCTGACGATGAATGCTGGCTTCCAGTATGAATTCGATTTAATTAGATCACTGCGTGATAAAGGTTTTGATGTGTCTGATCCTGCAGGTGCAGACAATGCAAAGGCAGACTTAGAATTAAAAAAAGATACTAATATAATTAAGTTTGAATTGAAGGAAAAGTTATCTGCTGACTTTGCTCAGATGAATTTTGACTTTGATACTTCTGCCATGAAGTTTACTATTGATAAGAGTAAGTCAAGTGCTCAGAAAGAAGCAGCACTTACTATGATAGGTATCGCTGAAAATTTTAATATTATAAAGGAAGCAAACGATCATTGGAAACCTAGTAAGAATACACCTGCTAAGTTTACGTTAAAGAAAGACGCAACCCTTACACAGAGAAAGAAGGGTCTTGAATTAGATCTTAAAAGATTTCCAGATAAGTATTTGGCAGAGGGTCGTGCAGCAGCAAGAGAAGTAGAAACTTATTACAACTCTAAGAGCACCTTTTACATACAGATAAAAGGAAAAGGACTATATTATATGGGTAGAGATCCAGAAGGGTATGGATGCCCACGTTTCTCTGACTCAGTAACCAGTAGTAACATCAGGATTCGTCTTAAGACTAACTCTAAATCTAGTGCACGTTGGTCTTTCTTGATGGCACTTAAGATAAATAACATTCGTCCTAGCACATATGATATGGACGGTGACACTGCCTTCTTATCCACATAAAGAAGTGGCACACTACTCCCCCATTACATATCAAAGTATAGTATTATAGAAGTATGGCAAAGAATACTCACCTCGAGCATTTAGAAGATGACATTTTTAACACTGGGTCAACTGGTGTTAAGAATAGCATTGCCTTTCTAGAGTCTCTTCGTGACATGCTTACCTCAGGAATGGGTGGAGGCAACACGAAGGTCACTGTGAAATGGGATGGTGCTCCTGCTGTTGTGTGTGGTAAAGATCCACAGACAGGAGAATTCTTTGTTGGCACAAAGTCAGTCTTTAATAAGACGACACCCAAAATAGGATACAATGAAGACTTCATCGACTTCCACTACGAAGGTGCTATCAATGGTATCCTCAAGCAATGCTACAAGCAACTTAAGAAACTACCCATTGACGGTATTCTCCAAGGGGATCTCCTCTATACTTCTACCCCTCCTCTTGTTACCGTTGGTGGCAAACGAGGTTATAGATTTAAACCCAATACAATCACTTATGTCGTAGATCAGAAGAGCGACATGGGTGCCAAGGTAGCAAAGTCTACTCTAGGCATTGTCTTTCACACTCGCTACGTTGGTGGTAGCATGGATACTTTGTCTGCAACATTTGGTGCAGATGTAAAAGGTCTACAGGGTGTCAAAGACATTGCAGTATTCTCCTCAGAATTTACTAACGTAAACGGTGTTGCCAATCTAAGCATCAGTGAGAAGAATGCTATCAATAATACTATTAGACAGGCAAAGAGCAACCTAAGATCAGGCAGTAAGTTTCTAGATGTCATTACCAAAGACAAATCTTCTTTCTCTCCTGCTTCTATGTTTAAGATTTACTTCAACCAAGTTATCCGTGAAGGCAAGATACCTAACACCTCATCTAAGATGGCACTAGGGTATATAAAATTCCTTGATGACAGGTATAAGAAGGAAATCATCAAGAAAAAGACTCAGAAAACACAGGATCAATGGGAAAAACGTAGATCGGACTCTGTTTCTTTTCTAAATAGTAACAAGACTATCATGTTTTCTGCACTCAGTGGGTTTAGAAACCTAATGGACGCAAAGAATATGATTATAAATAAATTGAAAAAGATCGAAGGTGTTGGCACCTTCCTCGAAGACGAGTCGGGTTATCGTGTAACAAGTCCAGAAGGATTTGTTGCTATCAAAGATGGCACCGCTCTTAAACTCGTTGACAGACTTGAATTCAGTCGTGCCAACTTCACCGTAGCAAAAGATTGGGGCTAAATGCGTTTCCTAGATTTCATTAAAGAAGCAAAAGAGACTAAAACAAAGAAACCCTCACCATCCGCGAAGGGTCAATCTTCTAGTACAAACAAAAAAAATGATGCTGACCCCCACGTTGCAATTACTTTTGGCAGGTTTAATCCTCCTCATGCTGGCCATGGTAAGTTACTCGATGCTGTTAGATCTCACGGAGGCGACTCGGGAAACTACAGAATCTACCCTAGCAGATCCCAAGACCACAAAAAGAATCCCCTCACAGCAGATCAAAAAGTAGGTCACATGAGGAAGATGTATCCTCAACATAAGGATAAGATACAAAACAACGAGGCACACCGTAATATATTTGACATCCTAAAGGACTTGAATGACGAAGGTCATAAGCATGTCACTATGGTTGTTGGTGATGACCGAGTAAAAGAATTTGAATCACTTACAAAAAAATATAATAAAATACACTACGACTTTAATACAATAAACATTAAGTCTGCAGGAGCAAGAGACCCCAAGTCTGAAGATCCTATTGAGAAATTGTCAGCATCAGACATGCGTAAGCATGCTCAAGGTAACGACCATGATTCATTCCATGGTGGAATGCCTAAGGGTATTAGCAAGAAGCACAGTGCACAGATGATGGCAGATGTCCTCAAGGGTATGACACCTCCACCTAAGAAAGGTAAGAAGAAGGATGTCAAGGAGTGGTTTAATGAATCACTATGGGAGTATGCACCTAAACTAGACTACGATACATTCCGTGACTTCTATATGCTCAACCATATCTTTAAGGTTGGTGCACTAGTAGAGCACGATGATACAGGTTTGACAGGACATGTTGTCCACCGTGGCACAAACTATGTTGTATTCCAAATGCCAGATGGTAGTGAGCACAAAGCATGGTTGCAGCACATCACAGAGAGAGAAGATCAGTCTAACTATTCTGCTGATGACGGTAGTGGTAACTCATGGAAGGTAGGCACTGACGAGTATCGTGCAGCAGTCCAAGCAATGACACCTGGTCAAGCAACAATCAAGTTTTCTGACTTTAGAAAGAAGACAAAGACTAAATAATAATACGTTTTAACGACTAATTCTCTGTAAAGCAATGACTTTAGATATAAAAGTATCTGCTGCACTACTGAAGTATACCTTCTTAGAGCAGAATAAAATTTTCGATGCAATCGAGACTGGCACTGTTGACAAGTTGATTAAAAGACTTCAAGAGGGTGCAGAAAAGGTGATCGACATCTTG